TAATTATCAAGACTCACTACCTAACAGATTAACACTATAATTATCAATTTTTTATTGATCGTCTAGATATACTATTCTTGAATTTGGTGGACCCTGACGGTAACGATCCGTCTCCATCGGTATGCAAAACCGACATGCTCCCTTTATCACCAAAGGCCCATATAGTTATTTATTTATACGAATTTATACATCTATGACACCAGATTTGGATAAATAATCAAAACAAGACTCATAGAGTAAAGATGACCCACAAATTTAATTCCTCTTTGTCCTACGCATCACAGATATATGCATTCAAGACATAAAAAACTAATAGAAAAACAAGTTAAGAAATACTATAATAAAATGGTCAGTCTACTCGGCGCTGCCCCGAGTTCACCACCTTCCAAGGGTGGTAGTAATCTAGCCCTACTTCTAGACTGATAAAATATATTAACCCTTCGAGAAATAGCTTAAGCCTGAGAAAGCTTTACGGATATCCAGCTATTATTTCATTTGTACTCGATAAAGTGCAAAATCTCCATTATAATTGCACAAGGGTTAATTCTTAATTTTTCTACCTTTAATATATCCTTTATTTATCCAAATGTCAAGTTTATCTTTCATGATCATCAAATTATTCTCACCATCAGTGATCCAACATTTACCAAAACTAGAATTAAGATTTCCTAATTTTGATTCTTTCATAAGTTTTTTTGAATTTTCGGAAAATTTAGAATTTTCGGAAAATTTATAACCTAAAGTATTCTTATTACCTTTAAGTCCTTCAGATATTTTTTTACTATTGTTTTCACGCCATATAGGATCATTTCTTAATTCATTTAATTTTATTCTAGCATTAATTAATGCACCATTTTTATTAGCTGCGATTCTACCAGCAAGTTTATATTCATACTTATCTCTTAATTCTACTAATTGAGTATTAGAATTAATAAAACTAAATCCGCCTTGACCACCTTCACAAAGATTATAGCTTATTTCTGGATCGGTGACAACTAAAATCTTCTCGGCTAAATTCATCTTAGCCTCAGAATCATATACTTCTAGAATTTCTTTAGTAAAGTTCTCAATACCATATTTTTTAATGGCTCTTTTAAGCATCTTACCAGAACCAAAATAATCATCATTTAGATTATCTGTCTGATGTTTACCTATATAGAACTTATCATTAATATTATTTGTGATTTTATAGATAGTATAAAAAATCGCTAAACCTCCTGTTTGATAATAGTCTTAATATGCTATTTATCAAACAGGAGTGCTTATGTTGCTGAGGGTGGGACTTGCACCCACGGCCACCTTGCTTATGAGGCAGGTAATCTGCTGCTGATATACCCCGCAATATTATTTATAGAATTATTTATTATAATACACCAAGTTCCCTAAGTTTGTCAAGACTTTTTTCTGCACTTCGATGAATAATATAAATTCCACCAGCTTTTTCCCAAGGCTTGATATACTTGGTACGGTCATCTACGAGAACATCACCGGGTTTACAAAACTGTGACTTCTTGCTTGCACGACAGCAAATGATCTTCTGTTCCTTACCAAAATGCTTTTCGGACCACATATGCTTCTGATTCTCATAGGCATCCATATTACGAGGAATACCCGTAAGAATAGTAGGATTAAGGTGCTTCACAGCATCATAAAGAATTCGCATATCTTTCATGGGTTTTAAATCGAAAAAGAAAGTAGGATTACTATTAATAGTTTCCCAAAACTTTTCTGACCCATGAATACGTTCATATTCCTCTGGATGCATACCAAACATCTTAACAGCAGACTCGTCAAAGTCTGCCAGAACACCATCCATATCAACGAACAGTTTATTTATGTGTTTATCAAATTTATATGTCAAGTGTTTCCTTAAATCTTCAAAATAAGTTGATTAATGTCTTCGGTTCTCTGTGCTTCTTTCTTCAGAAGAGTAATTTCTCTCTTTGTAGCAGCAGCCGTTTTATATGGCTTTTCACTGTATAAAGAACCATCTGGATAGGTAATTTTGAATTTACCATTCCAATCTTCTACCTGAAGAGAATAAATCCAATCGTAATTTTTCATAGATATAGCTTCTTCCAATATTGCCGATAATAATTAATATTCTTGTTGGCACCTCCAAAACATTTTGAAGTTCTTGCTTCATCTAACATGGCAGAAGCCTTGTTATACGTAATTGTGCCATCTTCTTCACAACGAAGGATTAACTCATTAATAATCCAGATAGAAGGTTTAGCAGAACATTTATCTGCTTCAGGGTTTATATCGAGGTAGTTAGTGACCACCTCGATAGCCTTATCAACTGGAATACGTTTCTGTACTTGCATCAAATTTTCCTTAAAGTAAGACTTTGCTCTACATCATAAGATACTACTACCTTACCAATCCTTGCACCTGTTTCAGAAAGATACAGTCCATCAAGGTCTTGCTTTAGAAACTCTTCGGCTTCCTCAATTGAGTCAAATTCTTGATCAAAAGAAATAATATACTTTTCTTTTACAGAAGGTTTAACTACTGCAAACCTATCAGTCCTGTAAGATACTGCAACACCTTTTAAGTAATAATCTGTTAAAACCTCACCACATGAATTATACCCCACAACATCATATACTTTACTCCTAGTGAGACTCGATCCTTGATCATCAATACAAACAACTTTATCACCTACTTTTGCAAGTTCAGTCATTTTTCTTTCCTTCCACGATTTGACTCATAAACCATACTCCGATACCGGAGTCAACATAAATCTCAAACATATTTTCGTACATGGAATAACCGTCTTTATCGGTAAACCCTTTTGCGACAGGTTGAATAATAGCTTTTACTGGAATGACAGCATTAGGTTCAAGGTTCATAATTATTTTTCCTCAATGATTTTGTCAACAGTTTTAGTTTCCTCTACACGATCCACGAGTACCAGATCATATGCAATCCAGTAATAGTCTGGTACTACAGACTTACCACCATACTTCTTTCTGATATCATCGATACGACTCTGTGCTTCCTCACGAGTGTCGAAATATTCAAACCATTTATCAGGACTTGACCAACGATCCCGCTCTTCTATTGTAATACGATATTGTCTCATATTAAATTCCTTTCTTATAAAGACCAACATAAAAAGGTTGAACAGGAATATCTACAGGAATATCTAAATCCCATTCTTCATATTGTCCATCCAAATTATGTTCTCCATCATCGCATTTAATGTAAAGATACTTTCCGGTATTTTCATATCCAGTAAATACTTCATGTTCTACATCTTTACACATACATGTAAATCCATTATCTGCGATAAGAATATCACCTTCATCTACATCATCACAAAGAGCCCAAGGACGACCTTGCTTATCTTTTGCTATAGGTAAATACATAATAAATACTCCTTTAAAGAGGAAGTCATGTCAGCTACAGATAACAGCCCATTATCCACAAATATTCAAGGTGCAAGTTGGTTCAAATTTCAACTTAAACGAGCCCCTAGTGTATCCTTCTTTGCTCACAATGTCAAGATACCAGACATAACAAATATAGCAGCAACGTATCCTACTCAATTTCTTAATGTTCCTTTCACAGGCGACCATCTTGCATACGAAAGTCTAATTATTAATTTTCAGGTAGACACTAATTTCCAGAATTGGTTAGAAATATATAATTGGATGACAGGATTAACAAGTCCAACAGGTAATACGGTTCCTTATGCTAATATGCAAAATGCTTCTCATATTTCACCCTTTAAATTATATTCTGATATAATTTTATTCATTACAGATTCACAGAAGAATCCTTCACTTGTTTTTACATTTGAAAATGCGTTGCCTATTAATCTAACAGGACCACAATTCACAGATACCAATAACGACATGCAATATATCGAGGCTACGGCTACATTCAAGTTCTTAAAATATAGAGTAGAATTACCCTAATCACTTGACATTGTTCAATAATTATGTTATATGTACTGTACAGTAAATATAAAAAAGGAAATTGATTTGACCGAAGAAGAATTATCTGATGCTGCAATGAAGGCATCAGTTGTATCTAATGATATATACGAACAATGGGAAAAAGATAGTCCTATAGATCAACTTCATTTACAAACTGAAGCAGCCAATTGCCCTAAATTACACAGTAAATATTCTAATCTTTTACGTAAAGAAACTAAGAAATTAAACACTATTGAAGCGTATTATAGTCTTTTGGATAAAAGATTATATAATTTATATACTAATACTGGACCTCAACAAGGTAACATGGATGAAATAAAGAAACTTCCTAGTGGAAAAGTATTAAAAGCAGATTATGAAAAATACGTTCAAGGAGATTTGGACCATATCGAATGGAAGTTAAAAGTAGAGACACAAAAATCAAGAGTAAAATTCTTAGATAGTGTGCTTTATGAGATTGGAAGAAGACATTATCATATCACAAACATTTTTAACGAAAAAAAATATAATAAAGGCGAATGATGGTTATTTTACAAAAAGAAGATGAAGCTTACATAAAAATTAATACTACAGACGAAAGTATTATGAAAGAAATGATTTCGAAATTTTCTTTCTTTGCTCCCGGCTACCATATGGATTGGAGATTTAAGAATCGAGGATGGGATGATAAAAAGTGTATCTTTAATTCATTCAAACGTAAATTTCCTATAGGCTTGCTTCCGAAGCTAACTAAATGGCTTGATGAATCAAAATATGAATACAAGATTCTTGGAAACTTCAATGCACAAGAATTCAGTGAATATGAGGCCAAAGAATTTGTCAAATCTTTAAATCTTCCTTTTGAGATACGTGATTATCAACTAAAATATTTTATTAAAGCTGTTCGTAATCAAAGAGCAGTTTTATTAAGTCCAACATCTTCAGGTAAATCATTAATAATTTATCTTTTATACAGATATTTTAAGACTAAAACTTTGTTGATAGTACCGACTGTCGGTCTTGTAACACAGATGTTCAAAGATTTCAAGTCATATGGATACGAATTATCCGATGATGAAATACATCAAGTGTATGGAGGAAAAGAAAAAACAACTAATAAAAAAATGACAATTTCAACTTGGCAAAGTATTGTTAATCAAGATGCTAAATTTTTTGAAGATTTTGGCTTGGTTATCGGAGATGAAGCGCATGGGTTTCAGGCTAAATCTCTTATGTCTATTATGAGTAAATTAAGTAAAACTCCTATTAGAATAGGACTTACAGGAACTTTATCAGGTAATGATTATGAAGATCATGTAGTAGAAGGTTTATTTGGACCTCTTACAAGATATATTACTACAAGAGAAATGATAGATAAAGGATATTCTTCTGATATCCTAATTAAATGTATAGTATTAGATCATATAAATTGTAAATATAAAGATTTATACTTGGATACTTCAGTCGATTACAGAGAAGAAATAGAATATCTTATTCTGAATCAAAAAAGAAATCGTTATATACGTAATCTTGCTTTATCTTTATCAGGCAATACTTTTGTCATGTTTAAATTTCATGTACATGGAAAAGAATTATATGAAAAAATTAAAGAAAAAGCTGACTGTTCTGTATATTATGTAGATGGTAAAACCTCTGTAGAAGAACGTGAAAGAATTCGTCTTGCTGTAGAATCTTCTGAAAAAAGTATTACAGTAGCTTCTGTAGTCTTTGCCACAGGCATTAACATTACCTCTATCAATAATATTATATTTACCTCTCCTTCTAAGAAGAGAATTAAGATATTACAATCTATAGGACGTGGATTAAGATTAGGTAAATACAAATGTCATATGACATTATTTGATATAGCAGACGATCTGGTAACAGGATCAATGAAGAATACCACGATGAAACATTTTACGCAACGTGTAAAATTATACAATGAAGAACAGTTTAAATGTAAGTTTTACAAAGTAGATTTGAAAAATGAACAACCTTAATGTAATATTGCTATTGACATTATAATATATATGTAGTAAAATAAGATATTACATGTAATGTTTAATCTTATTTCTTATCTTATATATAATCTTATTTCTTATCTTATATAATATATAAGATTATAATACATTTAAAAGGTAAGAATATATGTATTCATCTATATAAGATAATACATTATACAACCAAAAAAAATCCATGTCAAGTAAAAAAATTATATCGTTTCATATAAAAATTAGTAAAATCTTGAAATGTAAAAAGAAAAAGGAGTTAAAAATTATTGGATACTGAAATTAAAGACGAACAAATCATTGTTAGAAAGCCTCGTTCATCTAAAAATTATGTGAATGGTGTAGATTTGCTTAATAGTCTAATAGAATATTATAAAAGCATTGATATTGCAGCCCAACAGGGTAAAGAACCTCCGCCCATACCTAGATATATCGGTGAATGTATAATTAGCATTGCCAATAAATTAGCAACTAAAATTAATTTCGTCATGTATACTTACAAGGAAGAATTGATAGGAGATGCCATTGAAAAGATGGTCGAGGCAGTTAACCTGAAAAAGTTTGATCCTACATTATCTAGTAATCCGTTTGCTTACTTTAGTCAAATTAGTTGGAATTGTTTCTTACAACGTATTGAAAAAGAAAAGAGAGAAGCTTATGTAAAGCATAAGAATCTTCAGAATTTGAATTTCGAAGATATGGAATCTCTTGGTGATTTAATGGATAATGAAGAGCATATAAAGGTAATTGAGAATTTTGAAAAACCTAAAGAGAAAAACAATTATGCAGGTCACAAGAACCTTTCTTATAGCAGAAATCGCATTAAAAAGATAAAGTTGACAGATAATAAAAAAGATGATACGATATGACTGTAGCTGATTTAGTAATTCAATTGTTAGAATTACCACTTGATTCAAAAGTAAGATTTGCCAGCATAAAAACCAATAGTCCATTACCAAAAAATAGTGTCATTTATATTTGTGACAATAAGGAATGGAAAGAGATAAATTTAGAGGAAAAATATGAACAAAGAACATTTAGTTCCTGATTTAATTAAGGACATTATTAACAAGTTGATTTTAGCAAAATCACAGAATGAAATCTACTTACTAGAAGAGCGTCTAAGAGCTATTCGTAATGCAATAGATGATGCATTGAATAAAAAGAACGTTTCAAACAATATCCAAAGAATGGGAAAATTTTCTCGTTGAAATTTCTGTTAATAACAGATACTCATTGGGGTTGTAGAGGCGATAACATATCATTTTATGATTACCAGAAGAAATTTTTAGATAATGTTTTTTTCAGGTTTATTGAAGAACATAAACCTGATGCCATTATTCATCTTGGTGATCTTGTAGATAATAGACGTGTTGTTAATTATAGAACTCATGATAGACTTTTTGAAGATTTCCTGAATCCCTTATCTAAAATAGATATTGAACAGCATTGGATTGTAGGTAATCACGATTCATTCTATAAAAATACACTAAAATCAAATGCTATAGATAAATTTGTTACTAATGGATTCATACATAGTAAACCAGAAGAAGTTAAAATAAAAGGTGTTTCTTGTGTTTTTGTTCCTTGGATATGTCAGGATAATCAAGCAGAAACAATGCATCTTGTCAAGACTTCATCAGCACAATTTTGTTTCGGACATTTGGAGATAGACGGATTTGAAGTACGACGAGGGAATATTCATAAAGGTGGCAGTTCTCGTAATGATTTTAGCGGTTTTGATACTGTTTTCAGTGGTCATTTCCACAACCGTAGCCATGGTAATAATATTAGGTATATTGGTTCTGCTTTCCAATTTGATTGGTCTGATTATGGTGAATATAAGGGAATGGCTTTACTGGATACGGAAACATCTAAAGTAAGTTATTTCCGTAATCCTTACAATATGTTTAACATTCTGAAATACAATGAAGGAGATTCTACATCTCCATCTCTAAAAGCTATAGAGAATTCCTACGTTCGAATCTATGCAAAGAACATAAAATCAAAGTCGAAATTTGATGACTTTGTGTCTCAGGTAGCAGACGCAGGACCTATTGAATACAAGATCATTGATGAAAGTGATTATAAGAAAGTTGTTGTACTAGATCAGGAAATTCTAGTTGACGAGGTAAAGTTTGTATGCGACAATTATATTGATTCGCTTGAATCACCAAACAAGTCTGATGTACAGGTTTTATTTGAAGACATATATAGGAAATCAATTTGATTAATTTTAAATCCATTTGTTATAAGAATTTTATATCATCTGGTAATTATAATACTTATATAAAATTAGATAATACTGATTTAACTGTAATCGTAGGAAAAAATGGTGCCGGGAAATCTACAATTCTCGATGCCATTTCTTTTGTATTATTTAATAAACCGTTTCGTAATATTAATAAGAATCAACTTATTAACTCAATTACAAAAAAAAATTGTCTCGTTGAAATTGAATTCACTGTCGATAATGATTCATATCTTATCAAACGCGGTATTAAACCAAACGTTTTTGAGATTTACAAGAATAATGTTCTTGTTCCACAGGATTCCAGAGTAGGTGATTATCAGGAGTATTTAGAACGCTCTGTACTGCGCTGTAATCATAAAGCCTTTTGTCAGGTAGTGGTACTAGGGTCAGCTAATTATATCCCCTTCCTTGACCTTCCTGCTGCGGACAGACGCAAGGTGGTTGAGAATATCCTTGATCTAGAAATATTCTCTATTATGAATGCTAATCTTAAAAAGCTTATTATTGAAACCAAAGAGAAATTAGATGATGCACAAAACAAGAAATTTCTTCTGGTAAGCGAGATTAAGACCTATCATGAATTCGAAACCAAGGCAAAAGAAGACCAGCAGACTCTGATAGATTCCTATCAAGAAAATATAGATAAGATTCAAAAACAGATAGATGAATGTTCAACAAAAATTCAGAAAGTTGAACAAGATTCTAAATTAGCCGAGAAAAAAGCTTTTTATCAGAATGAATATAATAATATAAAGAAAAATATTATATTACTTCAAAGTAATATTGATACAATTGATAAAGAATTAGAATTCTTTGAAATGCATAATGTAGAATGTCCTACTTGTATGCAGCGTATTGATAAAGACTTTCGTATTAAGTTCATTGACGATAGAAATCAATCAAAAAATTCTAAAATAATTGTCTTAGAACAGGCAGAAAAAAGTATTAAAGAATGTCATGATTTTATTAAAGAAATAGAGAATGTGGAATCGAAGATTCAAGAAGAAATTGATCGACAAAGAAAGATATCTCAATTTATTGAAAACAAGAAGAATGAGATTCAGACTTGGAAGAAAGCTATCCTTTCCGCCACTAATAAGACAGTTGAGAAAGATGAAACGAATATCAACTATGATGAAAAGAATAATGAACTTCAGAAAGTAAACGTTCTTATTGACGAGATAGAACGAGAAAAGAATGCTCAGATAGTCTTGTTACGTATGCTTAAAGACGATGGTATTAAAGCAAAAATCATAGAACAATATATTGATATGATTAATGAACTAGTCAATAAGTACCTTTTGGAGATGGATTTTATTTGTCAATTCCATCTGGACGGCGAATTCAATGAAACCATTAAATCACGCTATCGTGATGAATTCACCTTTGCCTCCTTTTCTCAGGGTGAGAAGATGCGTATTACACTTGCTATTCTTTTTACATGGAGAGAATTAGCCAGACGCCGAAATTCCATTTCTACTAATATTCTGTTTTTTGATGAAATTCTTGATTCTTCGATGGACCAAGAAGGTATTGATTATTTTCTTAAGATAATTAAAAACTTGACAAAGGGTTCAAATACCTTTATAATTAGTCATAACTATAGTTCTATCGATAATATCGATAATGTCTTGGAGTTTGAAAAAATTAAAGGATATTCACATTTAATTTCTCCTGCAAATAAATAGGTTGACAATGAATATTATTGCTGAAATTCAAGAAATAAACAAAAAATTGGATTTTTTGGTAAAAACACAAGGAGAAAAAGATATGAGTATTTTTAATTTTACAAATTTAAAGACTGATTTTGAACGAGCATTATCTATTATTGATGCATCAAAAACTGCTATTACTAATTTAAAAACCACTATTTCTAATCATGAAAGTACAATTGCACAACATGTAGCAACCATTCAGGCACAGGCTTCTACAATTGCTTCTCATGAAGCAACTATTTCGGCTATGGCCGACGCATCAAATGAATTTGGTAATTTTGCTAATACAATTCATGCCAAATTTACAGAATTTGAAAATTATCTATCATCTTCTGCTAATGTAGTAGTATCAAATACTTCTTCTGTAACTCCTGTAGCCAACGTAACTCCTGTGGCAAATGTAGCACCTGTAGCCAATGTTGTTCCGGTAGTTAATACTACTATTAATACGGCTGCAAATACTGTAGTAATTACTCCACCAACAACAAATACAAATGTTAATGTAGTTAGTCCAGAAAATCTAGATACACTATATGCTAATGCTGTTACTCCTAATGTAGTAACAAGTCCAGTAACTATAGCTCCTTTAAATTAATAAACAAGAGGATTTAATGTCAGAAATGTATAATACCGATACATTCGGTAATCGAATCTCTTTGCCTTCATCAAATAAGAGATTTAGTCGGGAATTTATGATTTCTGAATTACAAAGAGTTGCCGAAGAAAATCCTGAAAAAATTATATCAAGAGATTTTTTTCGTAAGGATATAACTCATTTAATTAAAGAATCTGATTATATATCAGAATTCGGTACATGGCCTGCGTTTAAAGTTGCTGCTGGCATTCAATCTACTAGAAGCGCATTAAAACAATATAAAGCATTCGGTCAACACTCAGAAGTATCTGATTTAAGAGATTATAATCATTCTAAGAATAATCTTAAAGACATTCATAAAAGAGAATACTATTCTAGATTTCAGACTTTCCTAGTAGGGTCTGATCAGCATGATATTGAATGCGATCCTTTTTATCGTCGAATGTTCATTGAAGCGGCTAAACTCAATAATCCTACTAAAATAATTTTTAATGGTGATTTATACGATTGGTATGAATTTTCTTCATACAAGAAAAGACCAGAGAATCTAAAAATAGGAGAACGTATTCTTTGGGTACGTAATTTTATGACAGATTTGAGAAACACATGTCCTGATGCAGAATTCAATCTCGTAGAAGGAAATCATGAATATCGTTTTATTAGACATATTATAGAAAATAGTCCGCATCTTGCAGAAGTATTAGATATAAATGGTTATAATATTAAAAAGATATTAGGTTTAGATGAATTTGAAGTTAATTATTATGCAAATGCTGATCTTGCAACGTTTACTAATAGTGATATCAATAACGAATTAAGAAATAATTATTATATGTTTAAAGATTTCTTAATGTTTTATCATTATCCAAAAGGTAAAAATCAATTTCAGATGCCGGGAATATCAGGGCATCATCATAAACTTCAGGTCTGGCCTATGTTTAATGCGACATATGGAACGTTCAAATGGATGCAAATCGGTGGAGGTGCAAAACGTAAAGCAGAATACACTGATTCTGCTGCTGCATGGCAAAATGGTTTTGCTCTTATTCATGTGGATTTAGATAACAAGAAAAATACTGTATTTGAATACATCGACTGTACTTATGATATGTGTAGAATAAATGGCAACACATATTTTCGTAATGTGAATGAAAAAGCTGTTGTTCCAATTATTTAAGGAGATTAACATCCAAAATTTAGATATTAAATTAGAAGATAATAATATATGTTTTTTGAATGGTAATATAAACGAAGATTCGGCAGATTATATTATTCGTTTTATTTTAGAAAAAAATTCTTTACCCAAAGATGATCAACCTGATAATATTAAAATCATTATCAATTCTGATGGTGGAAGTTTAACCGAAAGTTTCGCTATAGTAGATATTATGAATACCACAAATATTCCTATTTGGACCTATGGAATAGGTGAGGTTTGTTCTGGTGGTATAATATTACTCATGAGTGGTGATAAAGGTAATCGCTATATTTTTGATAATACTATCCTTATGACTCACCAATTCTCTGCCAGTATGGAAGGTAAAGAACACGAGCTAAAGTCTAAAGAAAAGTTGAATAGACTTTATACCAACAAGATTTTCAAATTATATGAAAAACGTACTGGTATGACTAAGAACATCATAAACAAAAAACTCTTAGGACCAACTGATTTTTATATGGATGCCGATGAAGCCATCAAATATGGATTTGCTGACTTCATCGTATCTAATTTGAATATTGAAACAGAAGCCGAAGAAACTGTTAACGTAATTTTAGAATCTTAATCTTCACTTTTGGTAATGGATTTATTAGAAAGACCGCTTCCATAACCGATGACATTCATCTTATGCGGGGACATGTCATTCGGTTCATAAGTGCGTTTAAGAATACGTCTGATACATCGAACAGTTTGACGATGATTTTGCTTTTTGGTTCCCATGAAATTCTCCTTTAGCTCCTTTGTATTTAGCATTACAATTTCCTGAAGTCAAGAAATAAATAAGTAAAAAATCAGGATAAAATGCGAAATTTCTCAGATATATTAAACGAATCGATTCTAGAATATCATACACGTCTCAATCAGAAACTTTTTGACGGTGATATTTTACGACCAGAAGTAAGAGAAATTCTCTTAAAAAATGCAAAAGCATGGCAAAAGTTTTCTAAAATACCTGATTCTGTAATTAAAGATATTATTTTTACAGGTGGAAATGCTCAATATAATTACACTAAATATTCGGATATAGATGTTCATCTTGTCATTGATAAAAAAGCCTTGACAGGAAATTCTGATCCTGATATTATTGAAGACTATTTAAGTGACAAGAAAACATTGTGGTCAATGTCACGTAATATCAAAGTACGTGGCTACACCTTAGAAATGTATGCACAAGATATAAATGGTAAATTAATTGCATCTGGCGTTTATTCACTTTATCATAATAAATGGATCATAAAGCCCGTTCATGGTAAATATGATTTCAAGCATGATGATGCACTTAAAACAAAAGTAAAAGAATTAAAAGATACCATTAACAATATGATAGAGCGTAATTTACCAGAATCTGAATTTAATATTATGAAAGACAAATTAAAAAATATGCGTAAAGCAGCACTTGCTGGTGAAAACGCATCCGAATTTAGTTTTGACAATCTAATCTTCAAATCATTGAGAAATGAAGGTATTCTTGATAAAATGAATAAATATATTAGAAATTTAAAAGATAAAGAGCTTAGTTTAGAATCAAGAAAGATATAAATAATGATAGAAATGTTAATACTACTAATAGCAGCAGTATTAGTAGTATTAATACTACAACTTTACGTTTCTGCTTATTTGTTAGGTAAATATAATGAAATGAAAATCCTTATGATTTTTATGTTGACAATCATGGTTTCATTGTATATGATAGGCAAATATTTTTAATAGTATGGGGATGTAGTCCAACGGCTAGGAGACAAACCGCTCAAAACGGTAACAGTGTCAGTTCGAATCTGACCATCCCTACCATATAACATGCTCTCAAAGCATTGCTGGCGATGCACCGCCCTTGTAACGCGGTGAACTAAATTCGATTCCTAGTGAGAGCACCAAAATAAAAAGGTATAACATGTCAAATCTTGATCCTAACACAACACGCGATATTTCTAGTATGCTTCCTATTTTTCTAGGATTGTTTTATATTCTTTTACCTTTTATAATTTTGGCTCCTATCATGTTTTTGATTAGAGTCGGAATTTTCATGTTTAAGACATGGGTTTTACTTCAATTTGGTAAATGGTCTTGGAATACATTTGGACAGAAATTTACCAAATCTTATTTGAAAGATTTTAAGAAAATTGATGATTGACAATATGATCAATCTATGTTATTATAACTTTTTTTATAAGGAAAAGTATAATGTCAGATGTACACAAAATTACTTATATGGTAAAAGAAAAAGGTAAAATCGTAAAGAAGACAAGACAGTTTAATGATTTTTCATCTGCTTGTAATTTTATACGTGAAATTAAATATGTCGCCATCTCTCTTCCTTTATTGGAAGAAATAAACACTAATAATTTAAAATAAGAAAGGGTTATTTTGTCAGACGAATTCGTTGAAAAAAATGTGGCTGTAGCATATCCTACGCCTGAAAGTTTTATTACTTTACGTGAAGATTTTAATGCTGCTATTAAAACATTTGCAGATAACAATCCAGATGTTCAAATAGGAGTGCTAATGCCTTGTATTCTTACAACAATGTTGTTATTTCCTTTTGATTGGTTAAGACAAACAGGAAATGAATCGCATTTTCTTAACGTAATTAATAGTGAAGCAAAGTATTTTATTAAAAACATAACTAATACTCTTGTTTCATCTCAAGAATCAGATAGCATTGATAATGCTGGTGCTACTGAAGGTCTGATTTAATCAGGCAATGAAAAACGCAAATAGGTTGCGTTTATTTAATATAAAGGAAAATAAAATGAGAACTCGTACAGTTGAAATGATTCTAAAGCGTCTAGAACGTGGTGAAAGCCTACGTCAGATTGCAAGCATCTATAATATTTCAAACCAGAAGGTTTGGCGTCTAGGTGCAAAGAATGACGTATACAGCGTTCGTTCAAAGGGCTAATAAGGAATTCTAATGTCCAATTCTGGCTTTAAAGACAAAAAAAAGCGTTTTGTTGATTATGAAAATGATGAAATAGAACTATCCAAGGATGATTTTAAAGGTCATCGAAATCCTAGAAAAAAGAAAAAGGATTGGGAAACCAAGGATAAAAAAGCCGATAGTAATTGGAATTAAACGTGACTTAACTCCTGTGAAAACACAGGAGTATTTTTTTTTTGAGAGTTATATGTACAAATATTTTAAAATTATAGCAAATTTAATACCCGGTACATTGTTTGCTTTATTTGCCCTTAAAAATAGTACAGATGAACCTTTTTGGTTTCTTTGTGTATTTCCGGCAATATTTCTTTATATAGGAGCCATGGTTAATATAAATGATATTTAATTTAAGCAATAACAAACAATTATTATATAAGCCTGCTCAAAAGTGGGATTTCAAATTTCCTCCATTTGACACAGAAGAATTTTCACTTGCTCTTTGTGAATTTATGTGGAAAGAAAAGGCTCTTGGTGTAGCTGCTCCACAAATTGGTCAACCATATTCAGTGTTTTCTATGATAGGTGATCCAGAAAGTTTTGTCTGTTTTAATCCTCGCATTGTAGAAGTCTCACAGGAGGTTGTGGAGCTAGAAGAAGCTTGTCTGTCATATCCGGGTCTAGTTATTGAAAAAACTCGTCCTAAGCATATTAGGATTCGTTTTGCAGCACCTTCAGGAGAAGTCTTTACTCGTAATTTTACAGGTATGACCGCTCGTATTATTCAGCATGAAATGGATCATCTAAATGGTGTAGCATTTTGGGATGGAATAAGTCATCTAAAATTTACAAACGCTATTAAAAAAGCTAAAAAAATAGGATTTGATTATTCCGAAGTACCATATAAGCCAAGTGGTTTAATAATTCAACCTTGACAAATCTCCTAATATATTGTAGGATTACACATGCAAAAATTTTACAGTTATGTTGGAAGAAAAGGCAATAAAATATATGAACGAGGTTATAAGGATGGAAAGCCTTATAAGAACATCGTTGATTATAAACCCTATCTTTATGTTAAATCAGATAAACCCTCTCCCTTTAAAACCATTAAGGGAGAATATGTTTCACGTCTGGAATTCGACAGCATATCAGACGCACGAGAATATATTTTCAAATATAAGGATGTAAAAAATCATGTCGTTTATGGTCTTACTGACTACGAATTCACATATATTCATGACAATTTTTCTAAAGCTTTCGATTTTGACTTTTCACTTCTGAATGTAGTTAATACCGACATTGAGACGGATTCATCTCAGGGATTTCCTGATATTGATACCGCTAATCGAGAGATTAATGCTATTACCCTTGCGAAGAAAGGCAAGACCCTTACCCTTGGTCTGAAGCCGTTTGTATCAGACAGTCCTGATAAACGTTATATTGAATGTAAGGATGAAGAAACTCTCTTAAAATTATTCATTCATTATTGGAATACGAAAGAATGGAATCCTGATATCATTACAGGATGGAACATAGAATTCTTCGATATTCCTTACATTATCAATAGAATTAAGAGAGTCCTAGGCGAAGAAGAAGCCAATAAGCTTTCTCCTTTCAAGACATTACAGGAACGTGTAGTCAAGCAGAGAAATGGTAAGGAAGTTAAGACATATTCTATCTTTGGAATTGCTATCATTGACTACTATGCTGCTTATAAGAAGTTCGCCATGAATGAGCGGGAGTCATATAAACTAGATTATATTGCAGAATTTGAATTAGGTGAAAAGAAGGTTGATTATTCTGAATACGGTTCTCTTCACAATTTATATGTGAAGAATCCACAACTTTATATTGAGTATAACATTCATGACGCTGTTCTAATTGAAAAATTAGAAAATAAATTACATTATATTGAACAGATTGTCAACATTGCTTATATTGAAAGAGTAAATTTCGAGAACACTCTTTCGACCGTAAAGCCATGGGATATAGTTTCTCATAATTGGTTAATGGATAATCGTAAGCAAGTAGTACCTTTTTTTGAGGCCGATGAAACTAACGCTTATCGTATCGTAGGAGGGTTTGTTAAAGACCCTGTTCCCGGTCATTATAAAAATGTGGTGTCCGTAGACTTTACCTCACTATATCCTTCTCTTGCCATGCAATATAATATTTCCCCTGATACGTTTACTAAGAAGGTGAAGCCACCTGATCTGGAAATGCTTCTGCGTGGAGATATGACACGATGGACAGAAGAATTAAAGAAACGTGATTTGACATTGACAGCCAACGGTGGTTTGTTTAGACGTGATGAACGTGGATTTATTCCTTCAATTATGAAGGAATTCTTCGATGAACGTAAACGTCAGAAAAAAGAAATGCAGAATGCTCAGAAAGAACTTCAAGAAGTAGAAGAAGAAATGAGAAAAAGAGGGTTATTATAAGTAACCTCTCCACTAGGAGAAGAAATAATAACAAATAGATTAGAAGATTTTTGTAAAGAAAAAAACATAACATATACTTCTTTATGGAATTCTAGTAGAACAAATAAACACGTATCAAAAGGAAAAAGTAAAGGATGGATATGTCAGAAGATTATAGCTCCTTAAGAAAGGAGGAATTAATTGAGCGCCGAAACCAACTTATTAATAAAGTAAACCAGTTGAATAATTTACAAACTGCTTTTAAACTTATTAATAATTCAGGTTTTGGCGCTATTTAGATTGCCAACAAATATTTTAGATGGTTTGATACTACTCTTGCAGAAGGTATTACTTTATCTGGTCAAATGACTATTCAATACGTTGAATACAAGGTTAACGACTATCTTAATTCCAAGTTTGGAACGAAGGATATTAATTACGTTGTTTATTGTGATACTGATTCTGCTTATATTACATTAGAAAAACTAATTAATGCAGAAGGTATTACTGACAAATATGATGCTGCAAAACGAGTAGTAAAGTTTGCAGAAGATGATTTATGTCCTTTTATTGATAACGTTTGTCTGGAACTTGCCAACAGAATGAATGCATACGAATTCAAGACTTCTATGAAGCTTGAAAAGGTATGTGATCAATGTTTCTTTACGTCCAAGAAGCACTATGCTCTTAATGTAATTTATGATGAAGGTATTTACTATAAGGAACCTAAGTTAAAGGTAACTGGTCTGGAAACCGTAAGGTCTTCTATTCCGAAGCTTTCTCGTAATGCTATGGAGCAAGCCTATAAGATTATTTTTACAGGTGATCGTCAGAAACTAATCGATCATATTGCAAAGTTTAAGGAAGAATTTTTTAAAATGGATTTTGCACAGATTGGCAAGCCATCCGGCGTAAAGAATATTGCAGAATATTACGATCCTAATACTCTGTATAAGAAAGCGTGTCCGATTCATGTTCGTGGTTCTATTGTATATAATCAATTCTTAAAGAAGAATAAGTTGACGGACAAGTACCAACCTATTGAAGATTATGATAAAATTAAGTATTGCTATCTGAAGATGCCTAATCCTTCTCATTCCAACGTGATTGCTATTAAGGATGAAGCACCCGAAGAACTTGATATCAATTCTCATTTGGATTATAAGACACAATTTGATAAAATCTTTATGAATCCACTTCAGGCAGTATGTGATGCTGTTAAGTGGGAAACATCAAAAATATATGTATTAGAGGATATGTTTGAATGAATACAACTATATTATTAAATTCTGGCAACTATTTTGATTTTTCTGATATAGAGAATCAAAATTTAGACATTCATGATATTGCTCATGCTCTTTCTATGACGTGTCGTTTTGGTGGTCAATGTAATAAATTTTATTCTGTAGCCGAACATTCGGTATGGGTAAGTAGACTCGTACCTCCTGAATATGCTATGATAGGATTATTACACGACGCTTCAGAAGCTGTTTTAGGTGATATGCCTAAGCCTCTTAAGAATATCATGTCAGAATATGCCGAAATGGAAAAGAAATTAGAAATTAATATTGCTCGTCAATACAATATTCAGTTTCCTTATCCTTCTGAAATCAAGCAAATAGATATTCAAATGCTTATTACAGAACAAAGTCAATTATTTTCTGGTCATATTCCTAAAACAGGTGTATTCGAAAAAGCAGAACCTCTACCAATTAAAATAGAATGTTTTACACCAGAACAGGCTTATATTAGATTTTCTAAGAGATATAATCAACTAAAAATGGATGGGGTTTAATGAAAGAGATTTTTGTCTTTGGGGCTAATGAAGCCGGTCGTCATGGTGCAGGGGCGGCAGAATATGCTCGTCAGTATCATGGCGCAATTTATGGTCAGGGATATGGATTACAAGGAAATTCATTTGGAATTCCTACCAAAGATCGACAATTTAAAACTCTTCCTGTAGAATCTATTAAAATATATGTAGATAAATTTAAAGAGTTTGCGACAGAACATCCTGAATTAAGTTTTAAACTTACTCCTGTTGGCTGTGGTCTGGCGGGTTATATTCCGAATGATATTGCACCTCTTTTTAAAGAATGTCCTCCAAACGTTATTTTACCTATTGATTTTATAGAATCATTAGAATATTTTGAAAAAAAGAAAAGATGGGAAGAAGAGGATAAATATAATGGATGATCCAGTATATGCCGAGGATTATTATGTTCCTGTTAAGGAATTACCTTTTAGAAAAGAAATAGTGATTTATCCTATGAATGATGAATATGAAGTTGTGAAAACATATACATTTTATAATTATTATGATAAAAGAGAAAATACCATAAATTTTGAAATAAGGAAAAAAAATGGACGAGAATAACGAAAACGTAAGAATTGTAGACTTTGGTTTTACTACAATGACCGAAGAGGAAATTAAGAAGCAAGAACGTGAAAACGTTAATCTTGCCAATCAAGAAGCTATTAATTCAAAACAAAAACTGATTGAATTAAAACAAATGATTTGGCCTCTTCTTGAACAGCTTCGTAAAGACCCTGCAAAGGAAGTTATCAAGTGGCCTAATCGTCATGCTGTAATTACCTCATTAATGCAAAAAATCGAAGATCACGTTTCATAAGTGTTTTTAACTTTCTTTATATTATTAGCATCATTATGTCTAACTACGGTTTCTGCTTTTTTCAGTATCATTGGATTAACTTCTATTTTTCCGGCTGCTGCAATTTCTGTTATTGTGATGGGGATAGTATTTGAAATAGCAAAGATAGCCTCGATATCATTTCTGCATTGGCATTGGAAAATATCTCCAATACTTATTCGTAGTTATCTATTTGTGGCTATTTTTATTTTAATGTTTATCAATTCAATGGGTAGTTTTGGATATCTTTCTAAGGCGCACATTGAACAAGAAGTTTTAAATAACAGTCAAACTACACAGGTTGAGATTGTTATTTCAAAGATTGATAACGAGAAATCTACGATAGCCGATATCGACAAACAGATTGCTCAGATTGACAATGCTCTGGATAAGCTTACATCATCTGGTAGAGCTTCTACGAGCCTTCAGCAAGCCCAGATTCAAAGAAAGACTAGAGATACCCTAGTCAAACAAAAAACCGACCATATGACCTCCCTAGAGGATTTAAACACACAGAAGATCAATGCCGATGCATCTAATGCCAAAGTTGCAGCGGACTTTGGTCCTCTGAAGTATATAGCAGATGCTATCTATGGAAATCCTACCCCTGCACAATTAGAAAATGTTGTTAGATGGATTATTATAATTATAATAATTGTATCAGACCCTCTAGCCGTATGTCTATTGGTAGCAGCACAGTTTGCATGGTCAAATAGAAGAAAAGGTTTGACTTATACCTCACTTCCTGATATGCTTGAAATTGATAACGACAAGATAAATAACCCATAGGGTAGTTCCCTGCATTGTCAGCCAAGACAATCGATCAGCAAACAAACAAAAAAGGAAAATAATGGCCTCTCTATTAGAAAGAATGCAGTCTTCTGGTTCAATCAAGACTGCCGAAGTAGTATCAAAATCAGCATTTTTGAATGTACGTGAAATTATTCCCACACCAATTCCGATTATTAATGTAGCCTTTTCTGGTCGTCTAGACGGTGGATTTGTTCCCGGTCTGACTATCCTAGCAGGAGATTCCAGAACATTCAAGACCCTCCTTTCTCTTTTACTTTTAAAATCATACCTAGATAAGTATGATGACGGTATCGCTATCATTTATGACGTAGAACGTGGTATGACTGTTGATTATCTTACGATGATCGGCATCGACACCGAACGTGTTGTTATTATTCGTGATATTTTTCATATCGAAGAGATGAAATTTGATATGATCAAGCGTCTTAATGAAGTCAAGAAAGGCGATCATGTATTTGTGATGGTTGACTCCATTGGTCAAATTGCTTCCAAAAAAGAAATTGAAGACGCAATTGAAGAGAAGTCTGTAGCCGACATGACTCGTGCAAAGGCATTAAGAAGCTTCCTACGTGTTATTATGCCCCATCTTCTTATTAAAGATATTCCTTGCGTTATGATCGCTCATACCTATAACACAATGGAACTTTATTCTAAGGCTGTTATTGGTGGTGGTACTGCCATTATGTATATGGCTAATCAGGCTTTCATCATCACCAGAGCCCAAGAAAAAAACTCTCAAAAGGAATTGACAGGTTGGAACTTTACGATTAACATCGAGAAGTCAAGATTTGTCAGAGATAAGGCAAAGCTAACATTTACTGTTACATTCGAAGAGGGTGTTGATCCTACCTCTGGTCTGCTTGAAGAAGCCATTGAATATGGTATTATCAAGCAAGGTGGAGCATGGTATACACTTAACTTTAATGGAGTAGAAAAGAAGCTTCAGTCCAAGGATATGACTGTCGAATTCTGGGAACCAATCCTTCTAGATGAAGGATTTAATACTTTCGTTCAAGAAAAATACAAACTGAATGGTGTTTATAATGAAGAGAATTCTATCGAAGACTGATATTGAATACTTTACCTCCTTTATGAAGAGGTATCCCGGTTGGAATATTGTTCGTTATGATGATGGTAGTATGCAGATGATTCCTCCCGTAAGGAAGGAATCAAAGGCTGCTCCTGCAAGAAGGATTCTTAAGGTATGAATAAGATAGGTGTTACCGGAACCCGTTCTGGATTGACATATTCACAAGAAGGAGTATTAAGAACCTTTCTTAAAGGAAATCTTGTAACAGAATTTCATCATGGAGATTGTGTAGGAGCAGATGTACAAGCTGCCGCCATAGCAAAATCTCTTAATTACAAGATAATTTGTCATCCACCTATTATAACTGAACTTCGTGGATATTTTGTTTCGGATGAATATCGTCCTCCGCTTACATATTTTCAACGTAATCGAAATATTGTAGACGAGACAGATTTTCTTATTGTACTTCCCTATCAGGATTCTCCACAGAAAAGTGGAGGAACGTGGTATACTTATGATTATGCACGTAAGAAGAACAAGCCTTTGCTGGTTATATATCCTGATGGTCGATCTGAAAGATTAATCAAAGATATTGACGAGAAATACGATTTAGATGAACTTCTGTAAAGACTGTAAGCATATCGAAATTTACCATGATATAAATTATGCTAGATGTAAATATCCTAGCCTTGTTAAAATTGCAGATGATAATTATGATTTAGTAACTGGTTGTAATTTGGGCGGTTACAAAATTTCTCAATATTGTAAAATTAATAGAAAAGAAGATGGTGCCTGTGGAAAAGAAGGAAAATTTTATGAAGAGAAATCAATAGATCAGGTAGTAGAAGAAGTACAAGAAAAAATCTATAATACACCTAATGGTAGGTGGTTTAAATCAATGTTTGGAGAAAAAAATGAGTGAATCTACAGTAGGTAGTGATCCTATTCTAACGGGTACAGGAGAAGTCAATGCCGGTCATCTAAAGGCTTTTGTCGAGCGTATTGAACGTCTAACCGAAGAAGCCAAGGCACTAGCAGACGATATTAAGGATGTTTATGCAGAAGCCAAAGGTAATGGCTTTGATACAAAGATTATCCGTAAGATTGTAGCCATTCGCAAGATGGACCGTGATAAGCGTCGTGAAGAAGAAGAAATTCTTGATCTTTATATGGCAGCATTGGGGATCAACTAATGTATTTAGTATTTGGAACTGAATTTATACTAACATTAGCTATTATGTTAGTAGTAGCTAATTTAATTGGTGAAATCTTTCCTTCATTTGTATTTTTTGTATTGCTCATAACAGGATTGTATTTTTTAAATAATAATTTTGATGTTGTCGGCTTTATGACAAATAAAGTAGATTGGTTAGTATACAACTGGCATTTGGTCATTATGGGTGTTGCCATATATGTTGCTATAGGTATTCTATGGAGTGCTTATAAGTGGTATACGTATGTAAGAAGTTATATTCCTGAAATCAATGGTCTTAGAGTAATATACGACAGTATTACTTTGGATGAAAAAAAGAAATACGATTCTTTTGCTGATTTTATTAGCAAGTATTCGTCTATTAACAGATACATGAGTGTAGGTTATAATAAGGCCAAGATTATAAAGTGGATTGTTTTTTGGTGGGCTTCTCTCATTGCAACCTTCTTTGGGGATTGGCTTTATAATTTCTTCAATCACATTTATGAAATGTGTACAGGTTTGTACAAATATATTGTGAAGTTAGCACTTTCTGATGTTGACATGTCATAAAATTCTTGACAGCATCTTTATCATCTGTTAGATTGGATAAATAGAAACAGCATTATTCCTAGGAACCGAAGCAAGGTGCAGTCGGCGAAACTGTTAATTTCTGATTAGTTGGGTTCGATTCCCAAACTAGGAGCCATTTTTCAAAGGTGTAAAATGAATTATTATGAAGATCGTGGTAGTCGAATGTCTCCTTCAAATAAGAAGGAGACAGTGATTTGGATCAATGACGGTAAGGCTAATAAAGAAGTAAAACTATCCGATTTAATGAATTATGTCGGTTGGAAAATCGGATTTGATACTTTACTTGGATTGTCTGAAACAATCGTTCAGGAAAACTTTCATCATCAGGTGTGAAATGCCTTCTAAGGATAATATTTTCAATATTCTCTTTAACTTTACGACAGAGGTAGTTCCTGTTGCAGGAGCTAAGATTTCTGCTATTCTTACTGATAAGAATAATAACATTATCTCGACTGGTTTTAATAGCAGCAAGACGCATCCTTTTCAAAAGAAGTTTGCAAAAAATGAAATGGCTATTTGCCTTCATGCCGAGATTGATGCTATTAAGAATGCCTTGAGAAACATTTCAGTAGATGAAATGAGTAAGACTAATCTTTATATTTGCCGTGTTAAGCGAATGAATAGAGGTGGCAAATATATCACTGGTCTTTCTAAGCCTTGTCAAGGTTGTATGCGGGCTATTATAACTTTTGGTATAAAGAATGTTTTTTATACCGAAGAGAATAGTTCGAGTTTTTCGTGTCTATAAATAATCAGAGTATCCTAAGCTCAGGGATAGTTTAATTTGGTAAAACGCATGACTCTGAATCATGAGACAGGATATGCTGGTGTAGGTTCGAATCCTACTCCCTGAGCTTAGGATATTTTAAAAAGGAAAATTAAAAATGAATTATGATATTGAAAACGTTGATATTCTTGTGGATAATGCGATATATCTTATTGAAATCGAAAAGTTTGGTCTAGATATAGGTATGAAAGACTTATACCATAATGTGAGAGCGATTCGTCTCGAATTAGAAAAGTTTCCATTGACAGAATCCTTTCCTGATGATACTGTTAATGAACAAATAGATTATTTGATTAAGAAGCTTAAGGAAATCTAATGTCAGACCAAAAATATTTCTGGATGACTGTGGGTACTCCTGCATCCGGTAAGTCTACTTGGATCAGAGAGGAAGTAATTGCTCGCAATCTATATCCTAATCCTGTTATTCTTTCTTCTGATGGTATCATTGAAGAAATGTGTCAGGCAGAAGGAATTACTTATGATGAAGGGTTTAATAAGTTTATTAAACCCGCTACATCAAGATTTTTTTCTGACCTTGCCTTTGCTCTTAAGAACGGTCATAATGTGATGGTAGACCGTACTAATCTTACTGTGGCTTCACGTAAGAAGATTCTTGATTTGGTCCCTGAAGATTACATGAAGGTCGCTATTGTATTCTATTGCGACCCTGATGTTCAGGACGAGCGTCTTCTTAATCGTCCCGGCAAGACTATTCCGCACCATGTTATTAAGTCTATGCGTAGTTCTTATGAACCTCCTGAACTTGATGAAGGCTTTGATTCAATCACTCATGTTACAACAAGTTAAAGGAAATTAATGACTAACGTTGCTATGGGCGGTACGGAACTCATGATGAAAAGATTATATGAGTCACTACCTTCAGAATTATTAAATAATTTTCAAATTATACCAACTCGTCTTACAGAAAAATTAAAAGAAGATAAAATTAGAATACTTTTTTGTCACGATCTTTGGGATGATCCGCAACTAAATTATCTTGCAAATGATGGATGGAGAAAGTTTCATCTTCTCGTATTTGTTTCTAATTGGCAGATGCAAGGATTTATTAATAAATTTAAAATTCCTTGGTCACGTTGCATTGTAATACATAATGCAATTGAACCTATTGGTACTGATGTTACTAAAGCAGGCGGGCCTATTCGTTTAATTTATACTCCTACGCCTCACCGTGGTTTATCAATTCTTGTACCTGTTTTCATAAAGCTTTTGGAAACATATCCTGATCTTCAACTTGACGTATTTTCTTCATTTAAACTTTATGGATGGGAAAGTCGAGACAAGGAATATGAGCCTTTATTTAAGGCGTGTCAAGAACATCCTAATATTAATTATCATGGTTCTCAGCCAAATGAAATCGTGCGTGAGGCATTGTCTAAGGCAGACATATTTGCATATCCTTCTATTTGGCAGGAAACTTCATGTTTATGTCTAATTGAGGCTATGTCTGCTGGATTAATTTGTGTTCATCCTAATCTGGCTGCTCTTTATGAAACAGCATCCAATTTCACTTATATGTATCAGTGGAATGAAAATATCAATAAACATGCAGAAATATTTTACAACATGCTTATTTTAGCTATTGAAAATATTAATAAAGACACTACTGCTGTACAATTAACAAATCAAAAAATGTATATAGATCAAGTACATGATTGGGATAACAAAGCAAATCAATGGAAATCATTACTAACTTCAATGTTAAATGTTCCAAGAAAATTTGAAAGTAAACCTGCTTTTGTGTATAACACTTAAAGGATATTAAGCATAACTGAAAAATTATCTGTAAAACAAGAATCTATGGGAGATTGGATAATCAATTTTCCATATACTCGTCGCACAAAAAAGCTTTTAACAAGAGATAGTGTCATTAATCTTTTAGAGAAACAAATGTCATCTCTTAATGATGAAGGACTTGAACTTGTGGCTCTTGCTGTTAAGTCTGAACAAATTAAGCGTCAAAAACCTTCTGCTCCTGACCGTCATTATATTGGAGGAAACGATGCAGCCTGAAAATCCAGATGTTAAAATGGATGTTAGTGTATTATTAATTAACGAGGGTACATGTATTGCTAAAAAAGATAATTTAATAGCATTTACTGTAAGTATGAATGACTTAGGGTTTACAGCAGATGATAAAACTTCTTTTGGCACTAACATTAGAGATGAAATAACAAATGCTCTTTCATTTGAACTGGATTATCTTATTAAAAAATATTTTGAAATGAAAGATAATGGTGAATTAGGTAATACTTATAAAGTAAATGTTACTTATGATGAAAATACTTCAATTATTATAGATCAACAAAAAGAAAATATTATATGATACTAGTAGATTTTCATCAAACTATTCTTGCACACATTCTTGCAAATTATTATTCAGACCCTAATTATATTTTACACGAAGATAGTTTACGTCTCGGTATTTTCAAAGCACTAAAACGTTATCGTCAGAAGTTTTATAAGGAATATGGCGAACTAGTTATCTGTGGTGATGGTAAAGATACATGGCGTAAGAAAGCCTTTCCTTATTATAAGGCTCGCCGTGCAGAAGATAAAAAAGATTCTGATATTGATTGGGAATCCATTAACGTATATGTAGAGAAGTTAAAGAAAGAAATCAAAGAACTTACTCCTATTACATTAATTCAGCTTGACATTGCAGAAGCAGATGATATAATAGCAACATTAGTATTCAAGCAATTCGATAAGAACAATCTTATTGTTAGTCGAGACAAAGATATGATACAATTATTAATTTATGAAGGTGTAAAACAATACAGTCCAATAGATTCATCTTTCAAAAAAGACGTTTTTATCGAAGAAGCCGATCCAAAGAAATTTCTCTTTGAACATGTGTGTCGTGGTGATGACACAGATGGAATACCTAATATTTTATCACCAGATGATTCTTTTGTAAATCATATTCGTCAAAAACCAATTTATTCTAAAAAAATAAATGAATGGTTTGATGATCGTTCTCTTCTTCCTGAAAACAGTCATTTTAAAAGAAATAGATTGTTAATTGATTTCTCTTATATTCCGCCTCCTGTTATGGAAGGAATTGCAAGAGAATATCTTAAAGAAAAAGATAAATATCAGGATTTATTTGAATATTTCTCTAACCATATCCCACAATTAAGGGATTCAGTACAGGATTTTGTATGACAAGAAAAATTAAACCATTATTTGAAATTTTTAAAGAAGTTTCTGAATTGAGATTAAAAAAAGATAGAATTGATTGTTTACGATTCTATAAAAGTCCACTTTTAGAATATATTGCAAAGGCAGCATATCATCCTGCAATTACTTGGCTATTACCTCCGGGTAAACCTCCTTATAGACCACTAGAGAATAATTCAGAATTTGATGCAAATCTCTATAATGAATCAGATAGAATCTATCTATTTCTTGCATTTGGTGGAGTGCCTGCACACAGAGAATTAAAGCAATTTGATAGAGAACGTCTCTTTATTTCTTTGCTTGAAAAGATTCATCCAGAAGATGCTAAGATTCTTTTATCTGCGAAAGAACAAAGAAAAATACCTTATCCATTTTTAACATATAATCTTTTCAAAGAAGCTTTTCCAGATTGGCTACCAATTGAAGAAAATAATAACGATGATTAATTGACTTTTCCTGTTTGGTTTAAATAAATACTCCTGAAACAAAAGGAGTAAATATGCAAAAATATGGATTTGTTTATATTTGGAGAGACAGAAAATGTAATCGTTATTACATAGGAGCCCATTGGGGAACTGAAAATGATGGTTATATCTGTTCTTCTACTTGGATGCGTAACTCTTATAAACGTAGACCACAAGATTTTAAAAGACGTATATTATATAAATCAGATGATAAAATTAATACATTTGAAAAAGAAATGTTGATTTTAAATCATATAAAAGAAGAAGAATTAGGTAAAAAGTATTATAACATTTGTGTATTTTCAAAATATAATAAGTATATTAGAAAATTTTCAAATGAAATAGTAGAAAAACACAAAAAAACTAACATAGGTAGAGTTGTTTCAGATCAAACTAAAGAAAAAATAAGACAATCTCTTTTAGGAAAACAACATACTATAGAAAGAAGAATAAATCAATCTATAGCACAAAAAAAATTAAATAGATGGAATGGAAACAATAATCCTTCCAAAATACCAGATTTATTAGAAAAAATTATTGCAAATAAAACTGGAAAGAAAAGAACACTAGAACAAAAAAGAAATATAAGCGAAGGTGTTAAAAACAGTAAAATAAAACAGAAGAAGAACAAGGAGAATAAAAATGGAAAGTACAAATAATTTTTATCGAATGCTTATTACATGGTTTCAAAACCAAACAGGATTTTCCGTTGATTCTGTCGTAGCCACAGAAGAAGGATATGAATTCACATTTCAAGGTGAATTCGGTAGCAATAGAATTGTCATTACTTCTTCTAAAGTATTTGATTCAGTATTTACTACACCAGAAGTAGTAGAAAATATTAATGAACAATATGCAGATTCTTTAGCAAAACTACATGGTTATATGTCACCAGAAGATTTTGCAGAAACTTTTACTAATATTGTTGGTCTTGATATTAGTGATGATGAATTTGATCGTTATATTACATGGTATGAATCAGGTAAACATGGTCTTAATGATTATGAATTTCTTTCAGTATTAAGAGATGTAGTTGATCTTAATGCTCAGATTAATTTATTTTTAGAAGATATTGGAGGCTAATATACCTAATTATACATTCAAGAATAAAAAGACAGGTAAAGTAAACACCATTACCATGACTATGGACGAGCATGAGGAATATGTAAAAAATAATCCTCATATGGTTCAGGAATTCGCCGCAGTTCCTCAAAATTACAGAGGAAAAGTAAACGTTCCAAATGGTTACAAGGACATTTTAAAGAAAATATCTAAGGACTATCCAAAAAATTCGATAAACATTCCTTAGAATAAGAAAGGTATAAATAAAACGTGCAAGAAGTCAATAACCAAGAACAAATAGGAGACTCTTTGAGCGTTAAATCATCTGCCAAAATTAGTAAAATTCAACTAAAACACGTTGAACCAAGAACAAAAAATCAACATAAAATATTCGATGCTTTTGAACGTGGTGATAATCTTTATATTCATGGTAGAGCAGGTACTGGTAAAAGTTTTCTTTCTATATATTTGGCTCTAGATGCTATTAACCACAAAGAATTTAATGAATTAGTAATTGTAAGATCAGCAGTCCCTGCAAGAAGACAAGGTTTCTTACCGGGAAATGAAGAAGAAAAGAATGCTATCTTCGAACAACCTTATGAGGCTATTGTAAATGATCTATATAATACAAAGGGTCATTATAAGTTTCTTAAAAACGAAGGTAAGATCAAATTCCTTTCTACTTCATATCTACGAGGCATTACTATCGATAATGCTGTAATTTATGTAGACGAGGTTCAGGATTTTAATGGTGGAGAAATTGATACCATTATTACAAGAACAGGTCAAAATTGTCAACTAATTATTTCAGGTGATGCTGCACAAAACGATCTAATTTATCTACATGAAGAATCTTGTATTGAAAATCTTACCAAGATAATTAAGAAAATGGCATCCTTTAAAACGATTGAGATGGAACTAGAAGATATTCAAAGAGATGATCTTGTCAAGGAATGGTTAATTGCCAGAGACAGCATTTCAAATACGTTGCCTAGACACTTTTGAGTAATTGGATTTATCAAGGAAAAGAAATTATAGACGAATCTGATGTTCCTGAGGGAATGATTGGATTCGTCTATTTGATTACGAATAATGTTACTGGTAAAAAGTATATTGGTCGCAAGATTCTTACCTCGACAACTCGTAAACCTCCTAAGAAAGGAGAAACACGTCGTAAGAAAGTTGTCAAGGCTTCTAATTGGCAAAATTATTTTGGATCATCTGAAGAAATGATGCAATCTGTCTTGACATATGGCAAGGAATCGTTTAGAAGAGAGATTCTAAGATTCTGTAAGAGTAAAACAGAAATGGCATATTACGAGTGTAAAGAAATATTTGCCTCAGATGCTTTAATTAAAGAGGAATATATAAACAAGTGGGTAACGACACAAATCAACGGAAAAAATCTACATTATCTGAAGTGCTAAAAGCATATTCTATACAAAAATCTCCTATGGATTTTAATCCTGTCATGGCAAATCTAAAAAATGGATTTGGTCATGTCTGGATTGCTTCATCTATTGAAGATGCTCAAATAGGATTTAATACACACGGCTCTAGTAACTTTTATGTTCTGTGTGTAAAGGCTCCTAAGTGTATGTTCTGCACCTCTATGGGACAGGCAGTTTCATTTTTTAGTTGAGAATCACATGACTCCAATTTACGATGATTTTAACCCTTGCGAAAGAGAAAACATGTCAAACGCTATTCATGCCAGCATTCACGAAGATGATACAACTGGTCAAGAAAAATACTATAGACCATTACCTTCTTATGGTAGATTATATACCACAGAACAATTTATAGAAGATGTTACTGAAGGATATCTCATGGATCATGATGGTTCTGGTTGCTTTGTTAAAGGAAACAAAATGTCAGATGAATATATTGATTTTAATAAGCTTTTTATCATTCCTGAAGATGCCACTCATGTTATGTGGTTTGGTAAGTAATGTTCTTAGGTAAGTGGGATATATTTTATCTTCGCCTTGCCAAAGCAGTTGCAAAAGGTTCTAAGGACCGTACAAAGGTCGGGGCTGTCATTGCACGCTCAGATAAGACTTTGGCTTCCATAGGCTTTAATGGCCTTCCTAGAGGCATGGATGATGACAAATACCTTGCTGATCGTGAGTGGAAAAACAAATGCATTATTCATGCAGAAATGAATGCAATCATTAACTCCAAAGACCCTGATTTAAATGGTGCCACAATCTATATTTGGGGATTACATCCATGTGCAAAATGTTGTGGTCCTATTGCTCAATCTGGTATTAGACGCTGTGTATCGGTAGATGCAAATGATTCTCCAAATAAGGCTATGTGGAAAGAAGATCAGGAAATAGCCGAGACAGTATTTGCAGAATGTGGAGTAGAAAATGAACATTACTCCATCGATAATTATTTTTATGCAATAAGGAAATTAGATGAAAATTAATATTTCACAGGCTCCTGAAGAGTTGACTAAATTAGACAAATTAGCACAAGTTCTCTACGATTTTTTTAATTTTGATGTTCGATCCGATATGCTGGTATCTGGTATATTTACCAAACCATATATGGACGAATCTAGTAACGAACCTCCTAATCCAGAGAATTACGAATATTTCTATGACAAACTTGATAATGTCAATGGAGAACCTACACCACTAATCTACGCATGGCGTAAGTGGGGATGGAAGGCACAACAACTGATTAATAGACTAGATTCTAAGGGCTATTCGATTTCAGAAAAAACTTCTTGACTTGTTTTATGACATAGTTTATAAAGGGTCATCGATCAAGGAGCTACATCATGAAATTCAAGATTTGGCACGCCGAAAACGTTCGTGACTCCTTTTTTTACAGTAAGGATGGAAAAATTTGGAATCAGCGTCAAGTTCTTAATTCCATGAAAAATTGGGAATATAAAATGGTAGGTGAGATTGAGATATCTCATGTATCTAATGAAAACGTTGAAGATAGCCTTGATATGGTCTACAATTATTCTCAAAATATTGAAGACCATTGGAATAAGAATAAGCCTTGCCGTTCTACTTCGGTGGGTGATGTTATAGAGACTGAAAACGAAAGTCTTTATGTTGTGGCCTCTTATGGCTTTGATAAGTTGGAGATTTAATTTTGGAAAATCGTGGTTTTAAGCGTAGTACAATCGAACATATTATTAATGCCAAGATTAATTCTTGGCTAAAGAATATTTCTGATGAAGATATCAAGAAGGTAATTCTTAATAATTATATTCTTACTGGTGGAGCAATTACGTCTTTACTTCAGGGTGAGAATCCTAATGACTTTGATCTTTATTTTAAGGATTATGAATCTGCTCGTGCAGTAGCAGATTATTATATCAAGAAGCTTTCTTCTGACAATCCAATGGTAAAGATTACTATTGACGATTCCGTTACGGATCGCATCAAGATTATTATCAAGTCTGCCGGTATTATTCGTGGTGAAGCCGACAAGCAGAATGATTATGACTACTTTGAAACAGTTGATCCTGAAAATCAGGAATTTGCTGTAGAATCCTACCTTAATAAAGAAGCAGTCAAATCAAAGGAGAAGTATGCTATCGCGATGGTGACTAGCAATGCTATTTCTTTGAATAACGACATTCAGCTTATTTTCCGTTTCTTTGGTGATCCTGACGTAATTCATGAAAATTACGACTTCATTCATGTCACAAATTATTATACCAAAGAAGAAGGTCTTGTTCTTAGGGTAGAGGCTCTAGAAGCCATCATGTCTAAGACGCTACGTTATGTAGGTTCACGATATCCTATTTGTTCTATGTTCAGAACTCGAAAGTATATTAATCGAGGATGGACTATCTCCGCAGGAGAGATGTTAAAGATTGCATTTGACATTAACAAGCTCGATCTGAATGATATGAATGTTCTCTATGAACAGCTTGTAGGAGTAGATGCAGCATATTTCCATCAGCTTATTGGTATGCTGAAAGAATTTCAGGCCAAAAATCCTGACGTTAAGATTGAAAGGTCTTATCTCTTTCAGCTTATCGAAAAAGTTTTTGATAAGACTGATGATCATCATATGGAAGATCAAATAGACAATATTATAACAGAATAAGGAGAAAAAAATGTCAGAAGAATATAAGACCGAATTTCAAAAAGCATATGAACGAATGGAAGGTAAACCTTGGATTGATCCACAGGATAGTAGTGTTGCCAATTTAAATAAGGCAAATATTCTATTTGTAGGATTTGCAATTTTTCTGGTTATTTCAGCAACAATTGGAATCCTTGTTTCACCGTTTTTCCTATAAGGAATTGAGATGACTACTCAGGTAACTATTCGCAATGATCATGGTCATGATATTGTTGTGACTACATTTGATATTAGTAGGGATAAACCTGAAACTATTAAGGGAAGTGAATACTTTCTTACATCAGGAGAACAGGTTCAACTATATGTTTGGAAAGATCATTATATCAAAATCGAAGAAGGAGAAGAGAAATGACAGACTATGACTATAATCGTCCATGGAATAATTATTATGTACAGCTAACATCTGCTACTGATAAAAACGGTAAGAAATTATCACTAGGCGATAAGTATAAGTATTCTTATGGTTTAGTCGGTTATAATAATGATGAAATACTAACTGTAGCAGCAATCACTACATCTGCTATGAGTAATTATATGATTTGGTCTGTTGAATCACAAACATGGTCAGGTGCAGAGTATGTGACCAAGGTAGAGAAAACAGATGCTCCTGTCAAGGGACGTTTTATTGTATGTCTAGAGGAAAATGGTAAGTTTGCTCCTGCCAAGACTCCAAAAGAATATACTACACGTTCAAGAGCAGACAAGGTTGCTATCGAAATGGCAGAGAAGCATGATGGTGTATTCTATGTGCTTCAGGTTGTCGGTCGTACCGAACTGAAGAAAACTGTCAAGGCAGAGATTACAAATCTTTGACAGACTTTACTTATAAATGGGGTGAAGATGTACGCACAGGCATATTAGATGCATGGCATTATCTTCACCCTATAAAAGATTCTAGAGATTCTATTGAATTTTTAATCTATGCTTTTGATATGGTTCAGGTAAACGACGAATCAACAATTGTTGATTTAGTCAAAGAAGTGATTGCATCTAATCCTGAAATGGTAGAAAAAGCAAAGAAAAATCCTAAACTTGCAGGATGGTTTGCAGGACAAGTATTAAAGAAAAATAATACTGTTAATCCTGCAAGTGTCACAAAAATTATAAAACAAGAATTAGAAATATGAAAAAAGGAAATTTTATATTACCAATAGAATTAGGTAATATAGTCAATTGTGAATCTGAAAATATCATAAACCATCATATGGCTAGAATTATTTTTAATTTAATTGTAGATGAACGATTAAAGAAATTTTTAAAATCACTTGACAACGAGAATATCCTATGTAATAAATAGGATTGTAGACGTTGATACGTTTAGATAACTTGGGAAGACCGGGGGGGCAGTACCCCGATGGTCCACCAAAAACACACTCGCCTAGAGAACATGGTTCGAAACATGAACGTTAAAATATTTAATATTGATTGGGATAATCTTAATGATATTAATCTACATATTCAAAAATTAAAAAGTAGAAAAAATCATTTAGAAACATCTCTAAAAATAAAGCCATCAAAAAATGATATTGAAATACTTAAATTTGATGCTATGAATAGAATTATTAGTACGAATATTGATGAATTATATAATAACTATGAATTATCCGAAGATAGAAAATATTATGTGTATTGTCATTTGAATCCAGAAAAACCTGTTATAGTTAAAGGTCGTCCAAATGCTCTTGTAGCTTTTTCAGCAACTCTAGGAATGAATTATTTACCTTTTTATGTTGGTAAGGGTTCAGGAGATAGATATTCTAATGTAACTAGAAATGAGACGCATAAAAAAGTTGTTCAGTATTTAAAACAAAGAGAAAAAGAACCAATCATACATATAATTAAAGATAATTTAATAGAAAAAGAGGCATTGTCTTTAGAAAGTAAATTAATTGATATTTATGGATTAGATATTTATGGTGGGTACTTGACAAATCTGGATGAAGGTGCTAATGTTTTTCATCGTAGAAACTCTTATAAAGAGGATTATAAAACAATTACTCAAAGCAGAATAAATTTCTTAGAATTCAAAAAGAAAGCAGAGATAAATAGGAATATTAACACTAACTGATGTGAAGTGTTGATTATAGGTTTAAATATAGATGCGAGACACTCGGGAGCGTCACCCGACAGGTCCACTAAGTATATTTGTGAATAGTATATTTAGTGGGCCTGAAGTAGGTATCGATCCGTATTGAAAGTTTAAACCAGCATCCGGGTGAAAACGCCGTTACCGTAATAAATAATATTAGATGGCGTAATTGCAGCTAATGATAATGCTCCTTCTGTAGTCGAAAGCGAAATGCTTCTCGCTGCTTAAGCAGTAAGTCTGCGGTTTGAGGGAGAACCGTATTACCTAATCTCCCTCACTTTTTTTGGTCTAGAAATGAGCCTTTAATTCATCTCTGAAAGGAAATATGCCTAATTATAATAATCTAACTAAAGAAGAATGGATTCATGAATTTGCAGATTGTTTTTTTGATCAATGGGTTGAACACGAACTAAGAACTTTTGGTCAACGCGTAATAAACGAAGATACTCTATACGAAATTGCATATAATCATGCTGTTTTATCATCAGAAGATGATTGGTTAGAATTTCCTCCTGAATCTGCTGCATATATTGTTATTAATAAGCTTATTAAGGAAAGTAAAAATGTTTAAGAATATTTTACTGGCAGGATTGATTTTATTTACTCCTGTTGCTATGGCACAAGATGCTCCTAAAAAGGATATGCCTTCTAATCAGGAAATTTTAAAGAAGAATTTTTCAAAGTTTTTCTGTCCTAATCAATTTCCGGGATTTCCTACTACAGGACAATTTCAAGTTCTTTCTGATTATAATAACGTATTTAAAGGCAAACACTATATCTATATTCTTGATAAAAGCAATAATGCTCTTTTCGAATTAGAAGTACAGCTTGATAAAGATAACAATGTTATTTCTCGTTGTATTTCTGGAATTGGTAATCTAAAAATCTTTGAAAATCCAACACCTACACCAAACGTGCCTAATCAGGCACCAGAAGAAAAAAATGACAATAATGCTCTATAATATTAGAAAAAAAATCAAAAAATATTTTGAATATAAAGATGCTGTAAAAGAACTTTCGGCATTTACAGATAGAGAATTAGCTGATATAGGTATCAGAAGAGAAGACATACCCTACATTGTAAAGGAAAGCCATAAATATGCCTAAGACACTCCGTCAGCTTCTTGAAAGCGTACAAAACGTAGAACATCTTTTTAAGGGACGTGCTTGTGGTATTATTGGCGCGTGTCGTGGTGAGAATACACCTGAACAAAATAAGAAAAATACTGAAGAGTTACATCAAACACTTTTGTCTCGTGGACATAAGGTAATTCCTGCTTTTGGTGGATATGTTGAAAATAAAGGTACTCCCCAAGAAAAGGAAGTGAACGAACCTTCTTTTATTGTTGCACATAAGCATCAGGGTAATGATAACGGCACCGTTTTAAAGTCTCTTGTGGAATTGGGTAAGCGATATAAGCAAGAATCAATTCTTCATAAGCCTCATAATTCTGAAATTGCATCTCTTCATGGTACTACAAAGAGTGCAGAAATGAATGTAGGCGATAAGGTAGATATTGGTACTGCTCATTGGGATAAAGATGCAGAAGATAGCCCTTATTATACAAAAGTCAATGGTCGCAAATTTTCTTTTCAGTAAGACTTGACAGTATCAAAATGATCTGATACTGTCAACTTCCATAAGAAGGAGATTTGATATGAAAAAGTCTGATAATTATGTGATTGATGATGAACATCTTACTGTTGATGAAATTCAAGATATTATTGATCCACCAGAAGATTTAATTTTTCAGCCTCGTTGGCGTGCTATTGCAACATATAATGTTTTCTGGCAAGGTGGTATCAAAGAAGAAGAGACAATTTTCTTTTTTGAAGAAATTCACGAATTACATAATCTAATCGAAAATAGTGAAAATTTTCATGCGATTAAAAATATTCTAATCGCTCATAATAATGCCTGAGGTCAAATATGAAAACGTTCGATAAGACGTTTGATGGAAAATATATTCCGTCTAGTGAGATAACTTATCTTCTAAACGATTATCTCACTAAACATTCTTGGAATGACAGTCATAATTTTTTGATTAAATTTCTAGAAAAGAATAATCGATTAGATGAAGCCAAAGCAATGAAGAAAGTTCATGAACATGAAATATCGCCTTCTTCTGGATTTGTGGCTAAAATGCTTTTAGCAGGTGCTACCTTAGATCAGACGTATATTGACTATATGGAAAGGGTTGGTATCTCTGATGTACTCAAACAAGGTGGAAAAAACAAACATGAAGAACTTATTAAGATTAATGATTCCATTATTAATGCCGCTATCGATTATGTCAGGAGCCTATGCGACTGATTTAAAGATTCCACAAAAGCAAATTAACAATCCATCTTGTGCTTCCGACATTCCAGAAACTATTCATGCATTGCATGATGCAGGTTTCAAAGGATTTATCATTTCACAAGATGTAAATGATCCTTTGATTGCTCATGAAATGGGATTCGATATGGAAAATAATCGAATCATCGAAGTGCTTTTAGTTTATAGTACAGAAGATCATAAAAAGATTAGTAAAATTTGTCTTGTTTACGAAGGAATTAATCCTGATGGAGACGGTCCTACATTCAAGTCATTTTTACTTAGACAGAAAATCACGGAATTTAATAAAGAACAGGATTTCATCATTGAACAGCGTAAAAAGCATTTACTAGAAGAACATGATCCCCATCAAAAACAAGTTTAAAAGGAAATTAGTATGGCTGTGAAACCTTCTCTTCCTAAAAAAGAGAATAAAGATTTATATGTAATTTGTTATAATGATCCTTCCGATGCGAAATACATTAGTATTCGAGGAGATGAAAGTTATTCAACAGAAAAAGATGCTGTTGATGCATTCATATCATTATATGAAGAATGGATTAATGCAGACGAATTATGTCACTATTACATTTGTAAACTAACTAAAATTCTTGCACCAAAACATGCTTTTACGTTTGAAAAACTATGATCAATAAAAAACAAATATCTTACGATTTGGCTCAAGAAATTATAGAAAGAATAAAAGAAAACCTTCTTGATGAAGGCATCGATATACATGCTTTAACAGAATTACATAAAGATGATATTGATGAATTGCTTATTGAAACAATTCTTGATCTATTTAAAGAATATGGAGTGGTATAATGTTGTTTTTTCTTTTTGGTGCAATATTATTTGTCATGTTATTCTTCTATGTTATTGTAATTTTTCCATTACAAGTAATAGAATATTATCTTGATGGAAAAAATGATGTTATTATATTTTTGTGCATTACTGGATGGATAGCTTTTATAGTATCTAGTTTAATTACAATCGGTCTATCTTTTAATTAAGGAAATTTAAAATGAACATGTGGACTCATATTGGTATTTCTGCTGTAGTAGCGACTGTACTTACTTACATTTCTTATGCACTTGGAATTCATTATGCATGGATTGATAGTCTTAATTGGTTAGAAATTGCAGCAGTATGGACTTCTTACTCTTGTACTTATCTCTGTGTTTTTCAGAGTCGATCCAATTATCCTATTGGTGCATTATCAGTAGTATTACTAGGTATTCTGTTTTATGAACAGAAGCTTTTCGGATCAATGGCATTACAGATTTACCTCTTTCCTACTCTTCTTTATGGATGGTGGCGTTGGGGACCAGATAAGGTAACACGTCCTGTTACGCATTTAGGATTCGACTTATGGACTCTCGGATATGGTCTACTAACTCTGGCTGCGTTTGGTATTACCTACGAAACTTCTACATATTTTGATGGCAATGCTGCTGTACTTGATTCATCAATTTTTGCTGGTAGTATTCTTGGACAGTTTCTTCTTGATAATAAGAAGATGGAAAATTGGTGGGTGTGGATTTTAGTTGACATTGTTAGCGTCTATGAGTACACTGGTCAAGGTTTATTTGTAGTAGCTATTCAAATGGGTCTATTCATTCTCAATGCAGTATGGGGTCTATATGAATGGAATAAGACAAAGGAAGATTTGTCTTTTGAACCTTCAGATGAATTAATTAAACTTCTGTATCCAATTGATAAGTGGTGATTTATGAAGACTGGATTAATCTTACTCACATGTTTACCTCCAACAAAAGGGCATCGTTTTCTTGTAGATTTTGCTATTGAACACTTAAAGTCTGTTACTACCATCGATAAGGATGAAAGTTACAGACTTTATGTGATTATTAATGGTCGTCCTAATGAACCTATTCCTGTGGACAATCGTTGGTTTGCATTTGTCAATGAATATTGTGGCATTCCTCATGTGATTTTTATTTCTGACAATAACTTCATTGTTCAGGAACCTGAGGATCATCCTGATTTCTGGACTATTTGGACTCAAAATATTACCAGAAAACTTAGTGTAAATGTTGCATCAACTATTGATTATGTCTATGCATCCGAAATGTATGGTCAGAAGCTTGCTCAGATGTTTAATGCTAAATTCGTGCCTTGTAATCTTAATAGGGACGTTTTAGATATCAAGGCTACTCAGGTAAGGGAAGACCCTCTAAAGCACTTCTCTGACCTTCTCTGTGGCTTCCAGCCATATGTCCGAAAGACGATTACAATTTTCGGACCAGAGTCTATTGGAAAGACAACTTTAGCCAAGGCTCTTGCTAAGGAATTACCGGGTCATTTTGTTCCAGAATGGGCTCGTGAATATCTTGAAAAAGTAGATGGTCCTCTTGTAACCGAAGAGAATATGAAAGCTATTGCAGAAGGTCAATATGCTCTACAGATGGCTGCAAGTCGTCTTGTGGATAAACCTTTCATTATTCAGGATACCGATCTTTTTTCTACTGTCGGTTATTATGAAATGTGGGATAAGGAAAAAGAATGTCCTAAAGCCTGTTATACAAGAGCCATGGCTTCCAAGGCAGATTATTATATTCTTCCTAATGAAAACATTCCTTTTACTCCTGATCCTTTACGTTATGGTGGAAATAAAAGAGAAAGTAATAATCAATACTGGATTGATATATTAAATAGATATGATCTTCCGTATTATCAGATTACATCTTTTAGTCCAGAAGCACAGCTAAGAGAGGCAGCTAAAGCCTGTCGTAATTTCTTTTATAAAGAAAAAAATTGGAGGTTTGAGAGATAACATACACTTTTTAATAAATACTCCTGTTAACCAAAACAGGAGTATTAAATGGAAAAGTATGGTTTTGTATATATTTGGAGAGATAAAAAATATAATCGTTATTATATAGGAGCCCATTGGGGTAATGAGCATGATAAATATATATGCTCGTCTACTTGGATGCGTAATTCTTACAAACGTAGACCACAAGATTTTAAAAGAAAAATTTTAGAAACAAATATATCAAATAAAATAGATTTATTTGATAAAGAATATAAATGGTTATGCTTTATTACTCCATCAGAATTAGGTAAAAAATATTATAATCGTGCTATTTTTAATTTTAATAGTAAAGGTTATAAAACTTTTCACTCAGATGAATCTAGAGAGAAGTTAAGACAAGCTAATTTGGGTAGAATATGTTCTGATGAAATAAAAGAAAAAATAAGATTAGCCAACACTGGAAGAAAACATACAGACGAATATAAAGAAAATATAAGGAAATATCGTTTAGGAAAAAAATGGTCTGAAGAGACTAAACAAAAAATGTCTATAGCTAAAAAAGGTAAAAAAAGAGGACCAATGTCCGAAGAAACAAAACAAAAATTGAGAATTTCTCAATTAAGCAAAAAGAAAGATTAAAAAATATAATGGATAGACCAAAGAAGATTAGATATATTGATTATGTTACGGGTCATCATATTACCGAAGGCAAAGATGAAGGTCAAACATTCGAAAAGGGAGCTATGATTTCTCCTTTTGATACTAAGCATGGCAGAGTTGCATGGGAAGTTGCATACATTGAAAATGTTGACATTGATTTAAAGATGGTTTATATCATCAATAAAGGGTTTTATAATAAGTGATTATAGATGTTAATAGAAAGCCTAAGGAAGATAAACCTAAACCATCATGGTATCTTACAGACGAACAAATTCATATTATCAATATGAGAGAATGTAAA